GTGGCGGCGAGCAGACAAGGAATCATCAGCACACCGAACCAACCGACATAAAGACGATTGTTAGTAGAAGTAACCCAGGAACAAAACTCTTCCCAGGGACTGCTACTACGTGTATAAATAGTTGAAGTAGCCATTAAAAATTTTTAGTTTAAAAATCCAGCCCACCCACCACATCATTAATTAAAGGAAAGGAGCGAAGTCAAGAGTGTCTTGCACTGGGCAGAACTCTTTAGCGACCTTACCTTTTACAGTCTTCTCACTGTAGAAGCGACGCTCGCAATCTACAGAGTATGCACGGTTACGCTCAATCGTGAACAGTGGAAAGCCAAGGCTGCGACGTTGGTTGTAACAAACACCACGGGAGTAGTCACCATCAATGGGACAGGCGCGGATGTCTGTTGCATCACCAAGGGTCAGCTCAGCATCGAAGTCATAAGCTTGAACAGGAGCAGCCATCAAGAGAGCTGCGGGAAGAAAAGCGATTAGTTTCATAATCAGAAGGTATATTTCACACCAGCTTTGAGACCCAGGTTCAGGTCATCGTTGCTGAAAGCTTCGTCAGCAGTCAGTGCAGAGACTTCTCCGTACACACCAACCTTTTCAGTAAGGCTGACGTTGATGCCTGACTTGGCAGACCAGCGACGTTCCAGGGCTTCACCAGGAACACCAACCAGAGCAGGACCACCCTGCACATACCAGTCAGCAGAGTCACTCAGGTCAGCTTCATATCCGAGATGGATGTCAGTGATCTGACCAGAGTATTGAGTGCCGGACCAGCCAGCATTCGTTTCTACGTTTACATAAGGTCCAGCAATAGCAGCGGGAGCCGAAGCGAGGAGGATACCTGCAGCAATAAATGATTTCATGATTAAGTTTACTTTTTGATTTTTACACAGTTGTTTACTCTGGTCCCACCTTTTACTTTGGTTCCAGATTTTTTGTAGCCTTTCCAACAGGAGGAATCGAGACGGGTTTTAGTAGCCTTTGCTTTTTTTGCCGCCACCTTTCTTACCTCCTTTACATCCTTTAGCCATCAATAAATACCAGGGATAAGTTGGCCGGTCATTACATAGCTGCCAACAGCAGCCACGACGCCTAGCATTGCCAGACGCCCATTAAGAAGTTCTCCGTTTTCCATTGTTTTTTTAATTTCATTTAGGGTGTAAATAAATTCAACGTCGTCCATCAGAAGACGACATCATTGGAGCGCGAAAGTTTTTCCATAACATCATTACGGAATGCAGGATCAGTGTCATAGCGTGGGTCGCTCATGTCTCTGATCATTTCTGCTTGGCTACGATACGCATCAATCATGTCAGGAGCATCACTGCCTCCCAACATCTGACCTTCGTAGCCAGCGTTTTCCTGATAGATAGCTCTCAATGCTTGAACAGCAAAGAAACAAGAAGCAGGATCACCTTTCTGCATGACTGAGTCATACATAGCAACCTCGTTTTCACCGAGAGCTGTCTGTGCCCACTCTGTCATTGCATTGTACTCATCCTGACCACCAACAATTCCATACAAAGCATTTATATCGCCTTGAGAAAGTTCAGCGTCAGCATTCTGTTCACGGTAAGCAAGATACATGTCCGCAATATCGTTGGGAGACATGTTCTCTAGTTGTTCAAGCGTCTCTTGACTGAACTCATCTTGTGATTCGTCCCAGAGTTGCTCAAGGAAATCAGTGTTTACATCACTGACATCTTGAGGTGCTTCATCAACTACTTCTTCTTCGTCGTTCCCTTCGTCTTGCAGCCCTTCTTGGCCATTGCTTTGTTCTCCTAGTTTTTGTTGAAGTTCAATGTAACCTTGCTCAAGTTCTTCTGCAGTGCGGTACTTGCCCGCCAGCATTTCAGATTGAGCATCTTCTAATTGTTGTCCGATGTTGATAGCTTCCTGTTCTGCTTCAGAGAATTCAGGAGTATCTGCTTCGGATGGATCATACGTCAGTGTAGCCATCGACATTAATTACTCTAAGATTTCCAAGACCAACTTTCTCCACGTAGTTTTTAGAGCGACCAATGTTGGTAACTCCTACTTCCAAACGTGTTACATTCATCTTGGGTGGATTTTGAATATGATCAGCGGGTGCTGAATTGCGAACGTTTTTAGATCTCTGCCGCCTCTTCGTTCCCTTGGGCTGCGTCGATTTCTCGTTGTTCTGGGTCATTAGATTCTAGTAGTTTAGGGTTCTTACTTGGATCGTTCATAGGAGCACTTGCAAACTGACCTTGTTGTTTAGTCAGCTCCATTTGCTGAGCCTTCTCCATCTCTTGCTGCTCTTGGCCTTGTATTTCCTCCATACTCTTAACAAGATTGAGGACATCCACGCCAACACTTGCAGCAAATCTCTTCGCGACTTCATCGGCATTGACATATTTAAATAGAACTTCAGGTCCCATTGTTTGTCCAAGGACTTGTAGGTATTGAGTAAGAGCTTCACGATCACTTGACCTACCCAATGCATTGAGACCAGCCACAATGGTTGGAGCTACAATTTTATTGGGAAGGCGTGGAATTTTTCCACTGCGTTGTGCAACTAGAAGTTTACGATTCAAATAAGGAACCAGGAAGTCAACAGTTAACAGAGAGAATGCTCCAGAAAGTTGTTGCTCTAGTTCGAGTTGAGTCATCCTTACCTCTTCAGCAGTAGTGCGTTCAGAGTTACGGACTTGCATAATCAAGAAGGCATCACTAAGTCTTTTCTCAAGACCCATTGCCATCTCATATGCAGTACGGAAGTCAGCAGTCTTGCCAACCTGAACAACACCAATGTCGTCAGGTCTTCCTTGGATGATCGCTCCGTTGCCTGCAGCGGCCAGGGAGGCAGGTTTAGTAGTAGCCGAGGGGGATACAGTAAACACAACCTTAGCGGCTGCTGCAGAGCCTTCTACGAGTGCCTGAGACAATGCCTCAAGACTCTTCAGGTCACCTAGATATTCTTCTACCCTGCCTCGTCCATACATCTCACCGTCTACACGGTTTGTCGCTAGGACCAGCCAAGGTGTTGCATCCTTAGGTGACTTACCAATAGAACCGGGAATGATCTTTCCATCTACTTCTTGTTGCCATACATATCTATTGTTCTCTAACTTTACGTGAGTATAGACACAGACATTATCTCCAGCTCCTGTGTAACTATTGCCGCCACCACGAGGGCCACTGGCACTTACATCATTCAGCTTTTTGTCATCGTAGTCTTTAGTCTCTTTTCCATACTTGTCACCAAGTACTTTCTTGTTGATATGTTCTTTGGTTACGATCTCAATTACGTTACCGTTGCCATCACGTTCTACGACATAGCGATTTAATGGGTACATCTTCAAGTGATCTTTACCCATGAAGATCAAAGCGTTACCTGCTACAACGAGATTCTTGAGCGCCTGGTGTACGACAACACGGTCGTCACTGGCTGCAATCATTTCGTTGATGGTACGTTCAATCTTTGCAAAGGTTAGATCTAAATCTGTACGAATCTCTGGAGGTATCTCTTGCTGATCTGTTAGCTGCAACTTAAAGAAGCTTTGCTGGGGAGGGAGCAAAGCCATCATAAGTTTGGCGGACAAAACGCTGACTCCCTTGGCCCCCACTGATTGCCAAGGAGTCTTGTCAATCTTGTGGTTGTCAGAGTTATCGTAGTCACCCCTACGGATTAGGTAGGGCAGAGTTAGTTGTGAACACTCCCATGCTTTGTCGAGAAACACGGCTCTTGGTGCAGATAGAGATCCATACCTAGATGCTGCATTTGCTTTCATTAAACTGTTAGTGAGTTGTTAATACGCATTGAAGCGTTTGTATTAAAGTTCCTTGCACTACTGCTGCGCCTAAAACCTGATGTACCTCCAAGGTTTGGAGAAGAATAGCTATTAGCAATCTTCAACGAATTGTTATTAACAGCAGTTGATTGGTTGTAAATGCTAGGTTTATAAGGATCAGGTGCAGCAGCTTTAGGTGCTTTAGGTGCTGTAGCAGCTGGAACCTTGGGTGTTGTAATTACAGGCTTAGGCGGCGCTGAAATTTTTTGCTTTGGTTTGGGTTTGGGTGCGGCTTTGGGCGCAGGTTTAGGTTTACGTTGGGTAGGTTTTCTGGTTACTTTAGAAGGCTTTGGTTTGTAAACCGGCTTAGGTTTGGGCTTAGGCTTAGGTTTAGGCTTAGGCTTGGGTTTTGGTTCAGGCTTTCTTAGAGCTTCGTAATTTTTCTTTGCTCGTGCCAAAGCGAATTCACGCCGCCTTTCCATTCCTCGCTGCTCCCAGCTACCGCCAAAAAAGTCTTCAAAACTTTCGCTGTCAGTACTGTTCTTCCAGTCTTCGTATTGTTGGTCGCTGATTCGCTTATACCTTTCCGTATATCCTTTGTAATTTACTGTACCGTATCTCATTTATTCATTCTCCAGATAGTTAATGACCCACTCAACAACACTTCGCTGACCAGATCGATACATAATTTTTTCCATTGAATCTTCAGGTGTTGGGTTTGTTGGTGGGAATGTTTCTTCCAGAAGGACAGCCATAGCATTGGCTTGCATCCCTCTGGCTTCTAGTAAATTTACTTCTGTGATTGACACGACTTACAAGTTACTTGAGTGATGGGGTAGTTAACATTGACAGGTACATCAATGCCACACACAATACACTTTAGGATTTTAGTTTCATGCATATTGAGGAAGGTTGACGGATGAATGTTCAAAGAACGCTGGCATCCGACTAGCTTTGGTGGCAGAAAGTTCAGGAGCTTTGCCCTGATACATCAGCTTGTCGCTCTGATCCAGCCAAAATTTTTTGTCTAAATATTTATCTGTAGTATTTCTACCTAGTGGTTCCATTACCCAGTTGATTG